TGCAATCAGTGTTTTGAACGTACCTGTGGTGAAGTTGGAGTTAGTACCGGTGACCGTTGCGCCGGACAGATTAGTGGTAAAGACGCCGCTTACACCAGTGATGGTAGAAACCTTGACCGTATCACCTGTGATGGTTGCGCCAGAAAGCTGGGAGGTAAAGACCCCGCTTAAGCCAGTAATTGTGGATGCTCGAACGGTGTTGCCAGTAACGACGGTTCCAGAAAGTGTTGCAAAGTTTGCAGTCGTACCAGTGGTGGTCGCTCCGGTAACTGTGGTGAAACCAGCAGTATTACCAGTGATAACACTGCCCTGAATCGAATTACCGGTAATGGTGGCTCCAGAGAGCTGAGTCGTAAAGACACCGCTGATTCCAGTGACAGTCGTTGCTTTAACAAAGTTTCCTGTAACGGTTGCACCAGAGACGGTGGTGGTGCCAACAACGGTTATACCGGTGATGTTGGTTGCTTGAACCGCAGTACCAGTAATCGTCTGGCCGCTGACGGTACCGGTAACACTGATGCCAGAAGCAAAGAAACCAGAGCCACTAACCCTGAGATTTCCACTGACGGTGTGATCACCCGTGGTGGTGTGACTACCTGCAATCAGTGTTTGGAACGTACCGGTAGTGAAGTTAGAATTAATACCGGTAACGGTTGCTCCACTGACTTGATCAGTAAAAACTCCACTGACACCAGTTACACTGGTAGCAAGAATTGTGGTTCCGGTAATGGTTGTACCGGTAACTGTCGTAAAGCCTGCCGTGTCACCAGTGATGACAGTGCCACTGATGGTTCCAGTGGTGGTCAGGTTGTTTTGAACAACAACACCACTGAAGGTGGCGAGGCCAGTACTGGTAACAGTATTTAGAGAGGTTGCACCACTAACGGTGAGGTTGCCGGTGATGGTGATGTCACCAGCAATGATCTCACCTGTAATATTTACGTAATATTGATCTAAATAATTTCTAAACTCCGTAAAGGTAATCTTCTTATTACGAAGCGCCGGGTCCACCTCAAAGACGTGGATAAGCGTCAACAGATCCTGCTCGTTAATATCAATCCCGCTAATCGCAGGGAATTCGCTGATTCTGCGATTTGCCACCTACATTTACGCCATATCCTTACCTTTAATTATAAAACTGTTTGTCTAGCGAACCTTAATTTCAATTCGAGGCAAAACATTGGTTGCAATATGCCATGCGCCTTGAATTCCTGTTACAATTCCACAAGAAATTGCTAACACAACCAGGATTTCTGCAACGGTTAAGTTGCGACGGACATAAACAACTTGAGGTTGCTCTCTAGGTGCAGCCGCTTGCTGTGCAATTGTTTGTTGCAGTGCAAGCTCTCTGGCACGCGCCTTCATTGCTTTTAGTTGTTCAGGCGTAATCTGTGCCATTGCAGGAGATTGACTGGGGGGAACCTGCTCTTCCATTGTTGCAAAGACCTTTTCCCACACGTTAGCATCTAACCAAAAGAATTGTCGTTATGGCCTACGGAATTCGAAAGGGTTTAGAAGATAATGCATCAGAACTCCGTGGAATTAAGAACGTACTTTCTTCCATGTGGCATAGCCGTTACGAAAGTGGTGAAACGGACGTTCTCAACCCTGAAGCGTATGCCGACGAATACATCTCAACGGAAGAGTGCGCCAGGAGACTGAGCGTTTCCGATCAGACGCTACGGAACTGGATGGCAATTGGCCGCAAAACACCTGAGAAAGGTTGGGTGGAAGGCATTCATTACGTCAATGCTTCTCCAAATCCCAGTAAGAAGGCTGTTATTCGGATTCCCTGGAACAATCTGGTGCGCTCCTTTGCCAGAAACCCTGATCTCACCTTGGCTGACTACCGCAAACCCAAATCAAACATGTATGAAACAAAGTCTTTTGATGCGTTGTAAACATGGCCCATCGCTTCAAAGGCTTCGAGATTGAAGATGTAACACTCGAGAATTATCGAGAGTTGCTTCCGGTGTCAATTTCTTGGCAGTTGGAAATGTTCATTCCCCCCGAAGGATCCTTTGATGATGGGTGCCTACAACGGTACCTGAAAAACTTAAAAAATTACGAAGAAGAGGACGCAAACTCTGGAATGACGCTAGCCAACAGACTCAGGCTTGCCTTCCAGGATATGCAGGCAGATACCATATGCGGCAAATTTCCACAAGCGGAATTACCCCTAAAAAGACGGTTGCGTTGCGTTGCCGAGTACCTTATTCGTTCTGGCGAACTCGACAAAGTTCGGGATGCAGACGGAAAACTGGTTAAACGACGGGGAGTTTTGGGGAAAATGGTCGTTTTATATCAACCAACCGATAAACTAATTGAATCGTTAGCGCGGCAAGGGCTTTTAAAACAATGAATCGTCGGGAAAAACTCATCGCATCGGTCATCGGTTCTGAGCTGGACGAAACCAAAGCAAAGATGTTGGACGCAACGGTGCGTTTGATCCTTGGCGACATGGGTAAGCACTATTGCCAGATGTGGGAGCACGAAGGTCCCGGCGTGATGGTGTTCCAGCCTGAAAATATGTCCCGCTCTATGTTCTTCTTGACTCTCAAAGAGATCAACGCAGCTCCAAGAGGAGTGCGAACGGGACAATGACGGCGACATGGCAGAGACTTTACGTCGTATTCTCCAGGCTGCACAGAAGATTGACCCCCAGGAAAAGGCTGGTTACTTGATTAATGACAAGCAGGGCATGCGCTACTGTGAAAGTGGACTATAACAAAGTGACTGACAGCTGATGGGCCTCCCGAATATTCGTGCTCACGTCGAAGATCGGGAGTTAATCACCAATTATGACCTTGTGGCATCCGCTCATGGACTGTTGCAAGGCATTGATTTGGATGTTGCAAGCTCCAAGGTTGCTAATGAGTACGTTGAAGCCAAGGAATATTACACGCCATCGGATGATGGCTTGAATTGCCAGCAGTGGTACGGAAGTGTTTACCTGTTTCCGCCCAGTGGTGCGTACTTTTGGGATAAAAAGAACGACCGTTGGAAGATGACACGCTCATCGTCTCCAACTTTGGTGTCTTCTCATGCTGTTTGGTTCCGAAAATTGTACAGAAGCTGGATGGCACGAGAGGTAAAGGAGGGTCTTTTCTTTTCTAACTGCCCGGACATGATCCGATACGAGCAGAAGATCTTTGATTTTCCAATTTGTGTCTTAAAAACTGCCCCTATTTTGCTGAAACATACCAGCACAGGCATTGACAAACATAAGACCTGTACTTCGCTTTTGGTTTATTTGCCACCAATGGATTCCTCTGCAGAAGCAGTCGAAAGATTCCTGGATATCTACTCAGAAAAAGGACGTATTCTTTGCTGAATTCCCTATACTTATGAGCGATTGATCAAGGTTATGAGCGTCTTAGCCGACTGGGAAATTAAGAAACTGGCAGAAAAAAATCAAATGATTGAACCGTTCGTTGACCACCTGGTCAGCACGGAAAATGATCGCAAACTTCTCAGCTACGGCCTTAGTTCCTACGGTTATGACATCCGTTTGTCACCTAAGCAATGCCTGATCTTTGGCAAAGTGCAAGCTGGTGACTGTGATCCAAAGAATTTTGATCCTGACATCCTGAAGCCAACTGATCTTCGTGGAAGATGAGCGGGGTCAATACTTCCTGTTGCCTCCGTACGGTTATTGTCTTGGCGTTGCACAAGAACGTCTAAAGCTCCCACGGGACGTTACTGTCGTTGCTGTGGGTAAATCGACGTATGCACGCTCCGGCATTTTGGTCAACATCACGCCAGCTGAAAGCGGGTGGGAAGGGTACTTGACCCTGGAAATTAGTAACTGCACTGGTCTCTTCAATCGCATCTACGCAAATGAAGGGATAACTCAACTCCTCTTCTATCGTGGTGCTCCTTGCATTACCAGCTACCAGGATCGGAAAGGCAAGTATCAGGATCAACCGGCTGAAATTGTCTTCTCGCAAGTTTAACTAAAGCCGTAAAAAGTGCCAGACCTGGGAAGAGGTTTATCCGCGTAATTAGTGCTTCCTACTCGCCCAATGGTATCTCCCATGCTGGGAAGTTCAGTACCATCGATTGTTGCTGGGTTACGCGGAGTTCTTCCACGAATTGTCGGTTCATCGATACCAGCACGCTGTCTGTAGGCACCAGCTGATTTTGCTGCTCGCATGAATTTGGCAACACGTCCTTGCCGGTCGTTTACCGATTCAGTAGCAGAGCGATCTTCTTCTGCAACGCGACGTAAGTCGGTGTCGTAAGCCTGCTCCGGATTTAGATCCGTAAGCTCAGCACCTGATGTACCAGGTAAGCGCCGAGGATCTTCTTCAGGACTAAACAAATTTGCCATAGTATTATTGTAAGAGGAATAAATCAAGCCTTAAATATCATGTACCACGGTGCTGCTGGCTTTTTAGATAGCTTCGTGCAAGACGAAGTGAAGTGCCGTTGCCTTAATTTTGAAGAAGATTTTGGTCAACCTCTTGCCAATGAAGAAAACGATGTTCCGCTGTATGACCATTTTAATCGCGGTTTAGTAGCAACTGAGCAAGGCCTTGAGCGCACTAATCTTGCATTAGAAGGTGGTGAAAAACGTCCTGGCCTGACTGGTTACATCCCAAGTGCTGAGGAAGGTCTTGAGATGGGTGCAAGCCCCAAACCCAAAACGTTACTTCTGGAACTTGGTGAACCAGATGAAGATGAGCTGATGTTGTCTGCCAAGCGCCGGGGTATGGTGCGTTAATCCTTTTGGCAGTCGAGCTGGCCGGGCCAAGCGCGGTTTCCTTTGATAGAATTTACAGGTTTAGTTAAAATCTGTAAATTTGTTTCTACATGTAAACCACACATGTACTTGCTTTGCAGTGGATAAATATGATCAACGCAATGCAAGACGCCTGTTTTCTTTGTGAGAGCAGAAGCTTGCTTATAAATTTCAGCGACAGCTTTCATGTTTACCCAAGGGGTATTGCTTGTTTCTTCTGGGCACGTCTTTTTGCTGTTAATGCATCATGTGACCAATTAGTCTGGTTGCCGTGGGTAGAGAGCGCCAACTCTGCTACCCTTTTATTTTAACAACTTTTAAAGATGCCAAGAGATTTTTTTGAACCTGTCAGTGAATGCCCTGGCGGTGTGTGCCCTGTTCCCTGGGCAACAAAAGAAGAGCCCCCGGTCATTACTCCGGATATGGTCTCTCATCCTCCGCACTATACGGACGGAGGATGTGTCGAATGTATTGAAGCAATCGAGTCAGCCCTAACCAACGAGGAGTATCGGGGATTTCTGAAAGGAAACATCCAGAAGTATATTTGGCGTGAGAGGCATAAAGGCGGGACAGAATCACTGAAGAAGGCACAGTGGTATCTCGATAGACTTATTCAATTAGACGAAACGCAGAGCAGCTAGAAAGGAAGAACTTCACCTTCATCCTCTTCGTCGTCGCCTGACATCACACAGGCGGCAGCGAGTTCTGCCAACTCCAGGTCGGTGGGGATGTCGAAGTCAATATCAACTTCCTCTTCTGCCATCAGAGTTTTGACGGCGTACCACTCCATCAGTCGCTGGTGGTAGAGGTTAAGAAGTGCGGCGTACAGCTCTTCCCACGTCATCTCTTGCGCTGCAAGTTCTGCTTTGCGCATTGAGAACTGCAATTCCAATGGAAGTTGGAATTCCCGCGGTTCGACTGATCGATCCATGACACTTCCTGGTCTTTGTTCTTTTTATTCTAAGACCAAGTATTAAAGATAGAGTCCAACTCCTCCTGGCTGAAGTCATCCCAAGGATTGTTCACCACACAAAAATCGTTGGCAAACTTGGAAAGGATGTAAGGACTGATGTTAGCTTCCAGTTCTCGAATTGCCCTTACTTCGTGGGGCGCATCTGCATAATTACGGAATGC